TGTCATCCGCGGCAATTGCTCGTAGTATCAAAGGAGCATCCAAGGGTAGTTTGAAGAATAAAGTTCTAATCGAGAAGATTGCCGATACTATCTGCTGAAGAATACCCGATCTTTATGGTCGGGTATTGACTTTTAATCTATAGACATGTACAATAGTGACATAACATTCGTAATGGAGTAAATGATGGAAACTGGAATTGTTCAAGAAGGCAAAGCCTACGTTGCTTACCTCAACGGTGAGAAGGTTGGTCGTGCTTATGATTATCGCGGTGCCGAGCGCTTCCTTGAGAAAGCACAAGGCACGTATACCCCGCGTCGTGGCAAGAATCGAGCACCCGTGCAGTCCGATCCGATTGAATATAACGTGCCGCGTGCCAAAGCTACCGTGACTCCTATCTTTGCCAATGAGATGGTTACAGCCGTGGTCAATACCGCTGCTTATGTACCAGAGAAGGATCCGAACTTTGTTCCGTTCGGAGAGTTCAAGCAGATTGACACCATTATCAAGAGCCGTCGGTTCTACCCGATCTTTGTGACGGGTCCTACTGGCAACGGCAAGTCTACTATGGTTGAGCAATCCTGTGCTCGCAACAAGCGTCATTACATTCGACTTCAGGTCAACGGACAGACTGATGAGGACCAACTGATTGGTTCCAAGACTCTTGTTGACGGCAACATTCAGATTGTCGAGGGACCCGTGCTGATTGCAATGCGTACAGGTGCTGTTCTGTTGATGGACGAACTGGATGCCGGTGATCCCAATAACGTGATGTGCCTGCAATCTATTCTTGAAGGTAAGCCGTTCTACTTTAAGTTGAAGAACGAGATGGTGTATCCCGCACCGGGCTTTACTGTAATTGCCACGGGCAACACAAAGGGTCGTGGTTCGGATTCCGGTAAGTACATCGGTACCAAGATGCTGAACGAGGCATTCCTGGAGCGTTTCCCGGTTACGTTCGAACAAGAGTATCCCACCATGGCTGTGGAGCTCAAGATCATCCGTAACATGATGTATAAGTTCAATTGCGTGGACGAGAAGTTCGCGCAGACACTGGTCAAGTGGTCCGACGCGATTCGCAAGACGTACCAAGATGGTGCGTTGGATGATCTGATCACTACTCGTCGTCTTGTACAGATTGTTGAAGGTTACTCGATCTTTGGTAATCGGGAGACGGCTGTAAAGTTGGCGTGCAATCGGTTCGACTCGATTACCAAGAGCACGTTTATTGAGGTCTTTGACAAGATCAGTCCCGATGAGACTCCTGTTGTTGAAGAAGTTATTCCGGTGATTGAAGAAGCACAACCCGCTACAGTTTGATAAGGAGTTTATATTATGCGTTCGTACAGTGAATTGACCAAGAAGCGTAAGATGATGGTTGATCTGATGTTGGAGACTTATCCCGACATCGAGCAATCTGGTACCATCTCGTTCAAGCAAATTCGATCTCTGTGGGATAAGATCCAAGAAGGTCGAAAAGATGGCACGATTTCTAAGTTGGGGTATCCTCTGTGGATTACAGTTGAACAAGAATTCCGAACAAATTCTCGGGGTGTGTATGCAGTTCCGCTGCCCTCGGGTAACATTGCTCCCGTAGTAACAAAGACTAAGAAGTCTAAAGAATCTAAGTTGACGGCACCCAAATTGCCTGTTACACTGGATGTAGGTAATGAACAAGTCATTACTGAAGACGAGTTTGCTGCCGAACTAGAGGCAGCAGGCGTATTTTGATTTGAAAAGGAAAACTAATATGACTATGACACAAAAACTAGCATCAGCATTTAAGACTGGCGCAACCATCGACGCAAACACCATTACTCGTAAGTTTGGTTTGAAGAACCCCCGCGAAGCAGTTCGTCAACTGCGCGCACAGGGCTACTGCATCTATACAAATGCAAACGGCTACCGTCTTGGCAGCCCAACCAAGCGCATGGTTGCGCTGGTTAACCGCGTAACTGGTTCTGCGCTGTTTAGCGGAGTCTAAACTATGACTTCCCGTGAAGAAGTAATTGCTAGTCAAACTGCTACTTCCGGGGGTCGTAAATTTGATGGTGGGAAACGCCGTTATGGCTTAGTACCACCTATCGCCTTTGCACAATTTGTTGATGTGCTTACGCGCGGTGCCGAGAAGTACGAGCCCGATAATTGGCGTAGAGTTCCTAATGCAATTGACCGTTATTTTGATGCCGCAATGCGTCATATGTGGGATGGGTGGAAAGCCGGTGAGCAATTAGACCCCGAAACAAAGAAGCACCATCTGGCTCATGCCATGTGCTGTCTAGCATTTATTATTGATTTAGAAATGGAAAAAACACATGAAGCTAACAAAGGAGACGATCGGGTTGTTGAAGAACTTCGCAACGATCAATGGCAATTTGTTGATCAAACCTGGATCCAAACTGAGTACGATCTCGGCAGCTAAGTCTGTATACGCATCCGCAAAGGTATCCGAGACCTTCCCGCAAGAATTTGGTGTATATGACCTAAACGAATTCCTTGGTGCGTTGACTCTGTTCAACGATCCCGAGATTACATTTGATGACAAGTATCTGCGTATTGCAGATGGTTCACAGTCCATCAAGTATTTTGGCGCGGATGCGTCAGTTCTAACTGCACCTTCGAAGGAAATCAAAGTACCTCCTGGCGACGTTGAGTTTGTATTGGCGCTTGATCAGGTCAATATGATCATGAAGACAAGCGGTGTTCTTCGAGCACAGGATGTTACTATCACTGGTGATGGTAGCAAGATCAAGGTTCTTGTTGGTGACAAGAAGAATGTTACCAGCAGCTCATACGAGATGATTGTTGGCAATACTGACGCTAAGTTCATTGCACACATGAAGGTTGATAACCTAAAGTTCATTCCGGGTGATTACACGGTTGAACTATCTTCCAAGAAGATTGCAAAGTTTACTAACCCACTCGTTGAGTACGTGGTTAGTCTTGAAGCAGATAGTGCATTTGAAGATTGATTCTTTGCGTTACAGCGTGTACAATAAGGGGTGGTAACACCCCTTTTTTATTATGGAGTTGAAATGAATATTTTGAAAAACGAAAATGAGTTTATGTGGGCTTCAGCATATCGCCCTCGTACTGTTGACGATTGCATTCTACCCGCTAAGACAAAGAAACAGATCAAGGATATGATCGCCAAGGGTGAGATTACCCATTTGCTCTTTACTGGTGGTCCCGGCATGGGCAAGACTACACTGGCGTATTGTATTGCCAATGAGTTGGGGTCGGATGTGATGTATGTGAATGCAGCACTCGAGGCAAGCATTGACCTGATGCGAACAAAGGTCATGTCATTTGCCAGTACTGTTAGCTTGTCCGACTCGGGTCCCAAGATCATTATCATGGACGAGGCAGATGGTATTAGGTTCGATGCACAGAACGGTCTAAAGGCATTCCTCGAGCAGTTCTCATCTAATTGCCGTTTCATCTTTACTGCTAATCTACGACACAAGCTAATTGAGCCTATTCAAAGCCGTTGCACTCATGTAGATTTTCGTATTGAGTCAGAAGACAAGAAAACTTTGATGGCTTTGTTCTACAAGCGCATTCTTGCCATTCTTGACAACGAAGGCGTTAAGTACGATCAGAAGGCAGTGGCAAAGCTAATTGATAGAAACTTCCCGGATTTTCGCCGTACACTGAATGAACTACAGCGATATGGTGAGAGCGGTGAAATTGACACAGGAATTCTAATCAACAGAAGTACGGATGACATTGCTCGTCTTGTATCCCACGTCAAGGAAAAGAATTTCAAGGAAATCCGTAAGTGGATTGGCGAAAACGAAGACATAGAGGCATCCACTCTGTTTAGGCAGCTATATAATCTGTCGGAGACAAGTATGAAGAAGTCGAGCGTGCCTCAGTTGATTCACATTCTAGCGGACTATCAATACAAATCCGCATTCGTTGTTGACCAACAGATCAACACTGCGGCATGTATGTTGGAAATCATGGCTAACTGTGAGTGGGAATGATGGAGTACGTTATTCACTTCTGTTTTTTCTTCTTCGGCTTTTGTATTGGTAGTTGGTTAACTGCAGCGATGATTGCCAGCAAGATCAAAGAGCATGACAAAGCACTTAACGGTACACCGATCGCCACGCGGGCAATCTATGTAGAAGAACACCAAAACAATCTGTTTGCTTACGACAAAAATACACATCAGTTTCTTTGTTCGTTTACTTCGTACAATGACCTATATCATAAGCTCCTTGGCATTGATGCAAACGTGGAATGGACATTCAACGAAGCAAGTCGGTTGCTGGTAAACAAATACAAGGAGAAGAACAATGGCGCAAACGTCATTTTTTGACTGGCTGAACAGTATCAATCTAAAGACCGAGATGGACAGTGAGCTCATTGAAAAGGAGTACAACCCCTTCATGGTCAACAGAGGACTGTCCTACTTTAGCGACACGGTTCATTGGGCTAACGAGATGAACCAGCGCTCGTTCCTTGACAAGGACTTGCAGTATAAGTTTCTACTAAATACAGTGAAGAAGGGGAAGCGTTTTGGTAAGTGGGCTAAAGCAGAGAAAGACGAAACAATTGACATGCTCATTGAGTTCTATCAAGTAAACAGGCAACGGGCACAGGAAATTTCACGTTTACTAAATACCAAACAGCTTCAACTTATAAAAGAAAAGATGTATAAAGGTGGAAGATAATGGTATTTCCTGAACAAGCTAGAGCAGTAGATTTATTGTATGAATGGTCTCCGGAGAAGATGGTCGAGGTGTTGCTGGACAAGCCCGACGACTTTCTGAAGGTACGCGAGACACTGACCAGAATGGGCATCGCAAGTAAGCGACCCGATCTTGATGGCAAGCAAGTTTTGACACAGAGCTGTCATCTGCTGCACAAGAAGGGCAAGTATTACATCATGCACTTCAAGGAACTTTTCTGCCTTGATGGTCGCGAATCTGATCTTACTGTATCCGATGTTGAGCGTCGCAATCTTATTATCGGTCTGCTACAAGAGTGGGGATTGGTAAAGGTTATCAACGTGCAGCTAATATCGTTCAAGGCACCCATGTCGTCCATTAGAGT